TAACTAAAGTAACACTGTAGTCATATAATTCTTGGCCTTCATTCGTGAAATGATTAGACTGTATTCCCTCTATATGTTTTCTAGTGATTTCCATATTCTTCCTTTTATTATAAATAGTATAAAAAAATCATTCTTTGTTTAAATCTATATTTTTTTTGAAATTATTATTTTGGCACATCAATAATTAAATATAAAAATTTGTAACAAAATATAAAGAGTAGCTTTTTTTTATTTAATTTTTCTTTTATTGTTATTGATTATCAATAGTTTAGAAATTAATTAAAATTATTTTAAGAATTTCTTGAGTTTTTTTATTTTTTTCCTATATTTAATAAAGAAGCGAGAGAGTTTGGAATTAATTACTCTAAATATAGGTTATCTCTAGTACCTCCTCTCCTTCTTTTAAAAACTAGAGAAAAAAACTAGAGATATGGAAAACAACAAAAACATTACAGTAGTACAAGATTTTACAAGTTTAAAGTATAAAATACTTACTTGTGACTTAAAAGATACAATTCAAAAAATTAGCTCAAAGCATAAATTTTTCACTTTAATTACTCAAGCTAGAAAAATAAAAGAAGTAGAGGGAAAATCGAAAAGATATAAAGATACTAGAAGGTCTATTCCTGGAATATGCTGGTCAGCAACATTTCCAACTCAAAAGAGAACAATAGAACAAGCAATACCAACAGGGTTATTGTATATTGATATTGATATTGATATTACAAGAGAAGAGATTTTAGCTAATCCTATTGGTAAATATATAATAGCTTTATGGCGTTCAATAGGTGGTGATGGTTTTGGGGGGATAATAGAATATTCACCTACAGATACTCCATTTAAAGAGGTATATACTCAACTTAATAAAATATCAGGAAACATTTTAGACAAACAGTGTTGTGACATTACAAGAGTTAATTTCTTATCATATGATGATAATATGTACTTAAACTACAGTGCTGACGTGTATTTAGCAAAAAAGAGCTCATCCCTTAGTAATGGAGTACAAAATAATTCTATAATAAATGACGTTTTTTGCAATGTAACAACTACACACGCCTTTAATAATAAGGATTACAGAGAAAAGAGCTCATCCCTGAGTATTCCTTCTCCTTCTCCCTCCAATTACTCAGGGATGAGCTCTTTTTCACATCAGTTTAAAAACACTAATGCTGGAGACTATGTTGTAGAAGGAGAAGAGTATTCTGTATTCCCCCAAGGAGTTGAAGTAGAGAAATGTTATTTACCACGCAGAATAAAGCGAGGAGAGAGACGAAGTGTGTTATTATCATACTTCACCACCTTTTTTAGAATAAACCCTCACAAATTTAGCTATAGACACATCTACGCTACTATTAAACAAATAAGTAATAAGATGGAAGGTGGAATGTTAGAAGAAAAGAAGATAAAGGGGATATACTTAACTTTGAAAAAACAAATAGAGACAAATGGATTAACTCTTAATGAAAAATCACTTATAACAAGAAAAATTATCTTTTCTGACAATTGCACTTACTCTAAAAATAAAAAAAGAAAAACTGTAAACAAAGTGATTGGAAAATTGAAATCTCAAAAGACTGAGGATAAAATTCAAATCTTTTTTGAAGATGAGGTTGCTAATATGACTAAAATAAATTACAAAACAATTGCTGATGCTATTGGAATAAGTGTTGCTACTTTAAAAAGAAGAATGACTGAAGAGCAAAAAGAAACAATTAAACATTTAAAAACTAAATAAATAATTATGAAAAGAAAAATTAAAAGAAGAGTGACTCATAAAGATATGAGTTATTTAAGAGAATATTTAGATTTTGTATATAGAATTGGTAAGCCAGAATTATATTTTACTATTAATGGAGAAAAAAATGATTTATTTGATAAATTTAAAAATACTAATTGTGTATATATGATTGAAGATTTTTACATAGGTAAAAGTAATAGATTATTTATGCGATGTTTAAATCACATAAATGAATGCGATGAAGATGTTCAAAATAAAGAAAAAAATAAAAAAATTTTAAAAATATTGAATAGTGGAAAAAAACTTAAAATAAAAATAATATCAGATAACGCTGATGATGAAAAAGAATTGATACAAAGTTATTTTCTTGATGGATATCCATTAGTAAATAAAGTATTTATTTATAATAGCAAAGGTGATGTTGTTAAAGATTTATTAGAAGATGAAAGATTTGATTTGAAAAAAGTAAAAATAATTAAAAAGAAAACAAAGAAAAAAAAAGAAAATAATTTTAAATCACTATATAAAGATTTAACAAAAAGTAAAAATGTAAAAATTGAAGAAGATGGTGGTATTGATTTAAAATGTGGTGTAATTATATTTGAAGATGGAACTATACAAATATAAATATTCAAAAAGTATCACAACCCCTATTATGCTCAAAAATCAATAGATACGAAGATAAAAACCTTATTAAAAAGATAACTAATGAAAAAAGGAAAAGCAGGTAGAAAAGATAAGATGATAAAATATAATCACGACAGGTTTACCATAACAATAAGAACAATACAGGATGACCCCACAAGCAATCCGTTTATGGTTATATCTTGGAGGAATTGGCATAATACCCCAGAGGAATTAAAAGTCTTCTCAGAGAGGCTTAAAATAGTTCTAAGAGCTAATTCAGAAAAACTCTTTGAAGGTAATCTTATTAACTCGGAGCATCATATATACATAACCGACTTCTCCTTATATCATAAAAAAAATGCTTTTTGTCAGATTGAATATTACATTTATTTAAAAAAAGAAAAAAATTTTGAAGAAATTTATGCAGACTTAGGAGAGATGTGTGAACTGACACTCAATGAGTTAGAGAAAACCTGTTAAAAAACATATAAAGTTTTCTTGTTTTTTCTTGCTTTTGGATTACTTTTTATTTATTTTTACCTATATATTATAAACAGCAGATGTGGAGAAGTTTACTTCAGACATTTTCTTCTCCACTGAAGTTTAAAACTTAACAACAATGAAAACAAAAGCAAGAAGAGAACAAAAGACATCAATTGAAGAGAAGAGGTTTACAGCTACTGTAACAGGTAAAGAAAAACTAAAGGAAGGATACTTCAAAATTTATCTTGATGATGGTACAAAGAAGATATGGAAGGATGGAGATGGCCATTATATGTTAGCTGATAGACCTTACTCATTTACTCAGAAGTTTTATAATCATAGAGGACAAGTAATTGTAAGAATATTAAACGTTGAACGTGAATATCATTCTTTTGGATAATATGTTGTAAAACATTTATGGATTAAAAATTTTAGACTATATATAATAAACAATTAAAGCTTGGACATAATATCTAAGTTAGTGTCCAAGTAAACAATAAAATAGAAACAATGAAAAAATTTGAAGCAGAAAAAAACAAAAGAGATTTTAATGTTTGCTCAGCAAAAACATTGAGAGATATGCAAGTTTTTTATCACAAGAACATTAATAAAAAAGAAGCAATTAGATTATTTGATGATGCATTTGATTTAAGTAAAATGCATACAATCGTAACCCCCGACTTAACAACTTGGATAATTATTGATGGTGTTGTACAAGAGGGGGTATTAAACTAATAAAAATAGAAAATTATGAAATTATTTAGAAAAAGAAAAGAAAGAAAAGCTATTGAAAGAGATGTGGCTTTTAGGTTAGAAAAGCACCTTAAAGAAAAAACAGAAAGTTTAAAAGATGTTAGCTTATGTGTGAATTATGACATGTTTCAAAAATACTATAAAAAAGGAGAATACTATTTTAATTTACTTTTAAGTGATGGTAAAAAACTTTATACTCCTAATCCTTCTTTAGTAAAAAATGAAATACAAATTACAAACAAAATTGTTGAAGTTATAAAAGCCTTCATCATTTATAAATTAGAAATTGAAGCTTATAATACATATCATGTTACTATCTCTGGTGAAATTTATCAAAAACCATTTAAGCAAAGTAAAGAAATTTCTGCTTTAATAAAAGCATTAAAAAAATTATGTGATGATGAAAATAATTTAGTGTTAAAAATGGCATTAAAAGAAATTTATGACACAATTGAAAAAGTGAGATTAGAAAATAATTATATGGGGAAAGAATTAAATAAAAACAAATAACTATGAAACTATTTAGAAAAAGAAAATCAATTTTCGATAATTATGAAGAAAATGTTATATTATTAAAGAATAAAATAGCAAATGAAACATATAGAGAAATAGACGATATACAATTAGTCGTAGATAGTTGTAAAAAAGAACTTAATATAAGAGTAGGTGTTAAAACGGGAAATTACTATGAATTTAAAATTTTTATCGGTGATGATTTGCATTGTTCTACTGATATCTCAATGAGAATTCTTGAAGAAATTACTAGTGGTATAATAAAAAATGACACAAGAGTTAGAGAATATAAGATTTTAGATAAGTATATAGTTGATAATATATATAAATGGGAAGATGATATTCTTATAAAAAACAAAAAATTTAAAGAAGATGCTGTGATGAGATGGCTTGAATTAAGGGACGAATTCAACTTATTCGGTTCAACAATAACATATTTTTATAATAATTTTATAGAAGAATATTAACAACAAAAAAACAAATAACCATGAACAAAGAAGGAAATTTTAAAGAAAATAATTTAAAAGACTATCTGGAAGAAAAATTCTCAGGAAAAGCGAAAAATCTAGATGAAATAAACCCAGTAGCTATGTTGCAGAATATGGCTACTGAACAGAAGAAAGTAGAAAAGGGGAAGTTTACAGTGAACATTCCCCCACAAAAAATCCAAGAATTCAAGATTATATGTAAACAAAATGGATTAAAACAGAATTTTATTATAGAAAAATTAATCACACAATGGATTGATGAACAGAAAGTTATATAAAACCTGTTATAAAACATATAAAATAATCATCCTTTTGGATAACTTTTTTCTTTTTTTTACATATATATAAATGAAAGCAGCGATAAAGCAGTTTTAATAAAAACAAACAACAATGAAAAATAATGAAATGAAAAACTTAGTTTGCGATGCAATTAGTCACGCAAAAATAAATGAACAAATTTGGATAGAAGAAAAAAACAATAAAGATTTTGAACCAGCAATTAAAATATATCAAAATGGATTTATTGTTAGTATGTGGCATACTGCTGCTGCTCCCCAACATTACTGGATGAAAACAGTATTAAAAAAAGGATATGATGAGTTGGGAGAATTTATCGCAGGAGAGCGCTATCAGACATTACAAAGTGCTACAAAAGAAGATTATGATTTGATGGCTGATGTTGTTATTTCAACTTTAAAACAACCTAAAGAGTAGTGGGTTATAAAAACTACTCATTATATATAAATACATAAATATATGTTTATTTTAAGAAGGCTGACGAGCCAAAACGCAGAAAGTAATACCAGTTTAGGTGCAAGTTATGTGCTAGTATTAGCAGACAGAAACCCAGAAGACTATGAGAAGTCTCTAAAGATTTTAAAATGTGATAGAGAAGATGTTTATGGCTTCATTTCGCACAGTGAGGGAATGAAGTTAATCCCCCTCTATAAAAAATCACATTATTTTGTAATGACGGAGAGTGGTAAAACATTTGCAAATATTACATACAAGTAAAATTAATTAATGAGCCCTCTGATTATGGGGGTTCTTTTAACCTGTCTGGTTTTACCAGATGAAACAAATAAAAAAAAATAACTATGAAAAAAGAATTTAAAGAATTTAAAGAGCTATTAAATAACATAGACTTAGAAATTGAAGTAGATGAAGATTATGATGAAGAAGATTATGAAGCTACAGAGAAAGGGAAGGAGTGTGTTTTTGAAGGTATATATAAATGTGTATTACCAGAAGAGATAGATATGCACTTAGAATATTATTCACGAAGATGTAAAGTTATATTAACTTCAGATAGTTTAAAAAAAATATCTAAGGCTATAAAAGATTTTGACTTGTTTAAAACAAGTGAAAGGTGGATTGTGTTAACTAAATTAACACTAACTGGAAGTTTAATAATTAAAATTTATAAACAAAATTAAGATGAAAAAAACAATTATGATTTTATTAGCTGCAGCATTTATAATGGTTGCGGCAAGTTGTAAACAAGAAGTTAATATTTCTGAAGCAGATTTAACAAATACAACATGGCAAATAGAACCAGAAGAGTTTGACACACATGATGTTATTTTTGAATTTAAACAATCGGAAGTTTTTCAAATAAAACATAATATAGATGCTGCGCCAATAGGTAAAGGGAGTTATTTTATTATTGATGATATGTTAACAATTTCATATTTCGATACTATATTTCAAGAGCAACTTACATATTGTAATAAAATTGTTAAATTTAATAAAGAAATTTTAATACTTGAAAATGAATATACACAGATAAAACTACATCGTATTAACAATTAAAATTTTTACTTTTCTTCAAACCCCCTTCATTAAGTTGTTGGAGAATTTGATATAGGGGGATTACAACCACTTAAGTCTTTAACTATGTTTAGAATTTTAGCTAATTCAATTTGAGCTCCTTCATCATTTGTTCGAAGAAATAGACCATCATGGTCATACACGTTTGTGAATAATTCAAGTGAGTTATTTGGATAATTTACCATAGTTGTTATTTTTTAAATATTTTATTTCCCTTATCAGATGCATACCATTTAAGTAATTGTTTTTTAACTGAATAACAGGGACACTGCTTAATCCATTCATCTTCAGTAATTTCCCCATCACCATTTAAATCTGGAGAAAGGTCACGGTGTCCAACAATTTGTGCATCGGGATATAATTTCTTCAACTGGTCAACCAATACTTTTAACGTCTCTTTTTGAGCGTCTGTTCTTGTATCTACGCCATTTTCCCCTGAGATTGTACCAATGTTAATCGAATGGTAGTTATGGCCTCTACAGCCGTTAACAACATCATCAACATCAGCCAACATTTCAAAATTACCTGATTGTTCAATTATATAATGATAACCAGGAGATTTCCATTTCTTAATATTCTTCCAATAATTTTTAATTGATTGAATTGAAGTATTAAATGGAGTTGCTGAGCTGTGTAAAATTATGTATCGTATCTTTCTCATTTATTTTGGATTTTCAATTTTGTCTGATATTTTATCAGAAAACATTTTACTTATATTTTTAAATATTTTAGTAAATACATTGTTGTGTGTAATGATTGACATATTTTCACAAATACTAGATAACTCGACAAGAGCTATTGACCCCGCTGCAAAATTCGCAAGATATATATCACCTTGAAATATTGCCATGGAAAAGAAATATACACACGCTATAACCAATTGATATATAAACAATTTAAGTACTGAACGTCTAAGTTTACGGCTTTTAATACACTTTATTTTTTCCAAACCCTTATAGTCTTCACAATTTTGTAAGCTCTTTATAATTGCAGTGATTAAATCGGCACCTACCAAGAAGCATATTAAATAAAATAAAATACTTATTGGTGCAAAAAAGGCCAATACGGTTGCAATTGCTGCGTATCCCCAACTAGTTCCTAATTTACTTAGTAATAATGTTGTTATTGTCATTTTGTTTTTTAGTTTTTTTTAAAAATTTCTCAATTTTCTGTTTTGTTTTATTATATTGTGCCATCGTTCTTTTTTATTAGTCGAATACAACTCCCCAATTATTTTGGTCATCAGGTTGAATATCATCAATTTCAGTGTTTCCATTTAAAAAAGCTGGATATATATTTGAATTTGCGCATAAGAAATTATACAATCTATCAAGTCTTTCATTCATCCATTGTTTATAAATGTTTCTCCAATAAATAAATTCTGAATTATCAAGGGGTACCTGATAATCTGCTGTGCCTTTTGCAATAGATTTATTTGTTGGTTTAGCCCAAATGTGTACACTTGCATAATGAAGAGTACTCCATTTTAATGCTGGTTTAATGTATTCTTCAACTAGTACTTGCATTTCAGTACTTGCACTTAAGTAAAAATCTACTCCATATAAATTAACTGCAGTATATACTTCTTCAAGTAATGCTGTTCCAGTTTTATGTTCAATTTTCATATCCTGCGCTTCTAAAATTGCCCATTCTATATTTTGCCAATCGACATTTTGTGGAATAGAAGTTTCTTTTTTTAGATAATCTTCATCAATCAAAATTGGTTTAGGTGTTGCTCCCATATTATTGTTTCTCCTTTATTTTATCTCCACCATCAATTGTTTGATAATTAACTGCTTGGCGAATTTCGTTTTGTGTAAAATTATTTGTTAAAATTGTATCTGTTAGTCCAAATTGAAGTAAATTTGGTGGGGTTGATTTAATTGTTATTCTTGGATATCCACTATAATCACATATTTCATTTATAGCATCAACAATCCAAGCTCTTTTAGTGCTTATATCGCTTTTAAACCACTCTTGTTCTGCTTGTAATAATGCATCTCCCCCATTAGATAAGCCTGTAGAAGTTTCTAAACCGCTTAATAAACGAGGAATTCCAAAAGCTAAAGTAACTTTTTCATTTAACACAGTATTTAAAGCTTGATATTGTTTGTCTAGATTATTTGCTTCCAGCTGAGTTATAACGGGTAAACTTTCTTTGTTTGCCGCAGTGAAAAATGCCATTTTACCAGCATTATCTGACCCCATATATTCTTTTTTGAAACTATTCTTTATTTTTCTAGCTTCTGTTAATGAGGCTGTTCTTGGAAAAGAGATAATTAATCCAGGGTTAAGGCCATTTAAAATTGAGTTATAGAAAAAGTTTTGAATTTCATAATCCAATTTAGAATACATTAATGCACTATCCCAACTTACATCACTATAATAATAATCATTTGGATTTTGATTTTTAAAATAATAAAGTTGTGGAGCATTTCTCATCAAGTCTAATTGTTTATTAGGATTGTATGCAGCAACAGATTTTGGATTTTTGGGGGTATATCCAGTAGAATAAGCCCAATCATTACTTACGTAATATCTATTAACTTGTCCAATACTATTTTGAAGTCCACTTCTAATTGTTTTTGAAGGAACATAATTAAGACTTGTAATTTTCTTTTTATTTAAAGAATATTCTACTGCAAATGCAAAAGTACTTAAATAACTCACATCTTGTGATAATTTATTTATAAAACTTTTTAATGTAACTCCAGGGCTAGTATAAAATAAAGGATGATTTTTATCAATTGGTTTATCACCTTCTTCATAAAAAACTCCATCACCATTTATTCTTATATTCTCTTTTTTAATCAACCCCTTTGTAATTGGAGATTTTGTTGCATACCAAAGTATCTCTTGGGGGTATAAGTTATTTTCTCCCCAATCTTTCCATTTTTGATTTTTATCTGATTTGGATTGAAACTGTATTACTTTTGCCTGTTTGGTATATGACCATTCGTTATCATAGTCACCAAGTGTGGTGTGAGCATAATTTTGCTTTGTGTTTATTTCTTTTCCGAATTTATCTACTATCATCATAATTTATCTATTATTTCTTAAGATTACTCTTGTTGTTCCAGTATTTTCTGATAATACAGTTATTTCTGGTAAAACTTCTATTTCATTTATCCAAACTTTTCCCCTCTCAATAAAATTATTAATAGTATTGGGTGCTGTAATTGCTGAAAGTGAAGTTTGATTTTCTAAAGTTGTTTGATAGATAAAATAATTCCAATTATCATTGAAGTTTAAATGAATTTTACCATCAATTAAATCTTCTTGAGTACTTCCTGTTAAAGTTACTACGAAGATTGATGTGCGGCCAGTATATGCACTTATATCAGGTGCCGTAAAGATTTTTTGATTACCTAAACTATCTTTAAATTCAAAGATATAGTAGGGGTTTTCAATTGTTGTACTTTCTGCAAGTGATAAAGCTATATGTGTTGTTGCACTATTTTCTAAAACTATCATACTTATCTATATTATTTTTTAAAAAATGTTTACAAAAAAAGGCAGGCATTTTATATACCTACCTTTTAAAGTTAATTTTTTCTTATTATTAGTTATGCAGCATTAATTATTGCATTTATGATTGAACTGTCCATTTCATAAACAACATGTTGCTCATATGAAGTAAAAACAATACCAGCTCCACCGAAGTCGTCAACAGCTGTTCCAGTCATTAAAGAACCTGAATTCCAATAACCCCCACGTCTAAATCCTAAACAGAAATAACGTCCATTGTTATCTTTTACAATAATTAAATTTCTAGATTTTGTCATATTATCTAGTTGGTATCTACTAATACCATCATTTTTTGGAATTTGCGCTGTTAATTGCACTTCCCATCCAGCACGACCATTTTCTAAAACAAATCTACGATTTTCAACAAAATTAGAAGAATTTTCAGCTACCTGAATTTCTTGAAATAAATCTGTGGTCGCAGAGCTTGATAAAGCTATAGCAGTTATTGTATGGGCTGTATCGTTAACAGTAAATCCATTTGTCAAACTAGAAGTGTCTAAGTTTGAGTGTTTCATTGAATATATCGTATCAATTCCTGACAAATCTTCAATACAGTCAAGTGAAATTGGTAACCAGTTGTTACAAGCCATAATTTTTATTTTTTAAGTTAATTTTTTTTAATATAGGGGGAGTTTTAATCCCCCCTGTTTTCTCTTTTAATTATTATTAAAAGTTAGTTACAATCTCAGTTGCTGATACAAAAGCAGGAACAAATCCAGCTTCTGCTCTATAACGTATTTGTTTTGAGTTGATGTCATACCATACATCCATTGGAGAGATTACTTGGTCAGCTCTATAGATATGGAATAATCTATCAGTTGCAGCAAGGATTATATAATCAGTACCGTAAAGTTCGTGTGTTGCAACGATTTCAACTTGATTTCTTCCAAATGTATATTTAAAACGGTTGTTTTCTTCTCCAGTTACTTCTGGCGCAAAATAACGTCCACCTGCATCTCTAATTTTTCTGATTACAAGGTCAAATTTAGCAAAAGACATATACATTTTATAGTTCTTATTTTTTGCCATTTTTTCTGGAATTAATCCAATCATCTCATCAACTACAGTAATTGCATTTGTATAAGTAAAACCAGTATAACCATCTGTTCCATTATAAGTTGAGATAACTCTGTCACCATCAGCTTTTAATTGAGCTACAAGACCATTACAGCTAGTTGTTGTGTTAGTACCCATAAATAAATCTCTGTTTTTTGCCTCTGTTAAAGGTTCAGTGATTACTTCAGAAACTAATGATTGATAAGGGTCTAAACCATTACCTAGTAAGAAATTTGTGTTGTTTCCAAACCATTTCTTTTCCACTTCTCTTTTACAAAGACCTGTTTCGTTCATTAAATCAGTTACTTGTACAGTTTTGCCTGTCATTGTAACAGTAGTTGTAGATGAAAAATCATTACAAGAATATGCTACGAATGATGCATCACTATCTACATAAGTTAATTCTGCGTAATTTGATACAGAAGGAACTTGTACCCATTCTGCTGATACAGCAGATGTAAGTACGATTGCTTTTTTTGGAGCGAGTTGCTTAATTGCATCGCTCATTTCATTAAAACTAAATGCCATTTTTTTTATTTTTTAAATTAATATTTTATTTTATTTATTTTCTTCTTCTTCTTTTAAAGCTTGAACAACTGCTTCTAAGTTAGCAGCTCTTTTTTCCCATTGAGGAACTTCTTTTTCTTCTTTATCTTCAGTTTCAGCACTGTGAGTAAAAGTTTTTCCACTTGCTTGATTACCTAATTCTTCAATTTGTTTCTCAAGATTTTCTTTATCATCTTTAAAAGCAGTTACAACCTGAGTTAACATTTCTTTTAAATCTGAAATTTCATTTTTAAGATTTTCAATCTCTTTCCCCTCAGCTTCAACAATTTCTTCAGCTTCTTTGTGGGCTTCGTCAATTACTTCATCAGTAGTTTCGTCAGTCACCTCTTTTTCAGTAGTTTCTTCAACCACTTCATCAACGATTTCTTCAGTTACTTCTTTTTCAGTAGTCTCAACAGTTTCATCAATTACTTCTTTTTCAACTACTTCATCAACGATTTCTTCAGTAGTTTCGTTTTTCTTACCTTTTAGTAAGTCAACTATTTTTTCTTTGAAAGTTTTTTCAGCCATAATTATTTTTTTTGTTACTATGTTATTATACTATATTATTATTCTATAAGTGTTTACTTTGAATTTAATTTTTCTTCTAATAAATCTAAAATCTCATCATCAGTCATTTCTTCATTTTTAACTGGGGGTGTTGGAATTATTGAATTCATAAAGATGGGGTTTTCTAAAAGATTTTTTACATTACCTTTTCCTTTTCCAGGTTCAACAATTTCATCAATAAAACCTCGTCTTTTTGCTTCTTTCGCATTTACCCAGAGCCCATTACCATTATTTTCATTCATTAATTCAATTATATCTGCTTTAGGAATTTTTGTTCTTTTTTGGTAAATTTGAATAAGTGAATTATCAATTGTTTCTAAATCTTTCAATGTAGCTCTTATCTCATTTTGATTACCATCTGCCCAAGTCATTGCTCGATGTATTAAAAACATTGCGTTTGCGCTCATATTTATTTCATCACCACTCATTGCTATAATAGTTGCAATGCTTGCTGTATAACCTTTGATGTTTACAATTTTTTTTGCTGAATGTTCTTTTAATAAATCGTGAATACTTACACCGTGAAAAACTGAACCACCCAATGAGTTAATATTAATTACGATTTCATCAACTCCATCAATTTCAGCTAATTTTGCTTTAAAACCTTTATTGGTATTTTCTGCATTAATTGAAAATTCACTCCAATCGACATAAGTACCTATAGTACCGTCAATGTCAATTGTTGCAGTTTTTTCATCTTCCGATTTAACTACATTAAAAATTATTTCATTTACTTTCATATTGTTCTATATTTATTTTTAAAATTTGTTTACTTTATAATTCTGCACGATTTTCAATAACTTGCGTATTTTGTTGAGCATTTGAAATATCTCGTTCAAGTACATACGTTCTAATATTAGCCTTTACAGCTTGACCAAGTAAATCATAATCAATAATTGATTGTCCTGCATTAAGTTTTTCTATATCAGGTAAATAGCGACTTGTTATATCTTTATTCACAATATATTCACCCCCTTCTGCCTCATCTCCTGTAGCAAGGGTAATACCTCCATTTGCGTGACTTTTCCCTTGTAGAAGACCGCCATCGGCAAACTTAGCACCAGAAATCGCAGTAACTTGAGTAGCATATATTCCAGTTAATAATGCTGAATGGGCTGCTGCCCATATTGGGTTCATATCAGTAGTCCAAATTTTCAATAAACCAGAGGCTAAATTAATTGTAGCTTGGAAGATTGCTAATTTCTTTTCTCTGTCAGCTTTTTCTCTTTGAGCTTTTATTTCAGCAGCTTCTCTTTTATTATCATACTTAATATTTATAGCATCAATATCTTTCTCGGTTAGATTTTTATTACTTAACTCACTTTCACGATTTGCTTCATTTCTTTTTAAACTTTTTTCTAACAATTCTTCTTCTTTAGCATTTCTGGCATCTAACATATTACCCCACATGTCTCCAATTGCATCGGTAACAAATTTAACATTATCAATTATTTTACCAAGTTCATCATCAGAAATATCAAATAATTCAGCTAGGGGGGATTTTTTATCTTCAGTGGTTGTATATTTTTTATTCACAGCATCAATATCAGCATACATTTTTTCTGTTAAAGATGTAGTATCAAAACCAAATTTTTTAGCCATTTTTATTAATTCAGCATATTGATTTTGTAATCTTAATATTTCGTCTTCTTGTGCAATTAAACCGATATATTGTTTTTCATCTTCTATTTTGTTAAGTATCTCTAATATTTTTTCTCTCTCACTTATTTCTGTATCACTCAAAACTTCAAATGGTGATTTACCCATCATATCAGGACCATCAAATGCTTCATATTCTTCTTTTGCAACTTTAGTCTTTTTATATGCTTCATATAATTTTTCAATTGATGCGATTTCAGCCTTTTTCTGTTTAATAAGAATAACATTTTGTGCTCTACCAGCCTTATCTGTTAATGCTAAACTTAATTTAATTTTTTCTAATGCTGATAATTCCTCTTTTAATATTTGAAGGTTTCTATTTTGTGTCTCGATTTCACCACCATCTGGTTCTCCATCACCACCAGCAGTTTTAGATTTACCCATAAAGATTTCTTTTGCTTTATCTATCTCTTTTTGAGCTTCTTCTGCTGCAATTCTAGCTTTTGCTAAATCATCTGTTGCTTTTTTCCATCTGTGTCCCCATACCGCCTGTGCGTCTCCAAGTTCACCCCAAATCTCATTTATCGTCTGTTTACCAACTTTACCACTTTCCCTCATTTTAGCAAACCCCTCGTTCCAATTCTTTGTAAATTCATCCATTGAGCCAGATGCTTGTAATTTTAAGAAAAATGATTGAACTTCATCACCACTATCTTTAAATTGTTTTCTTAGGTTTTTAATATTTTCTCTCATTTCACGACCTTTATCTGTTGCTCTTCCAACAGCATCAGCATAATCATCGAAAATATCACCATAACTTTCTTGAAATGATGTAAACGCAATTTTTTGTAATTGTTGTTTATTATACTCCACCAAATTAGCATTTAATTTATCATATGCAATTGTTTCAGCATTAACACCTTCAACAATTTCTGGACTTATTCTCGCTAATTCATTATAAATCTCTTTTTTCCTTTCAGCTGTAGTATTTAAATCTTTAAATTCACCAACTAATAAATTAACTTGGTCTTGTTCTTTCTCTAACGCATCAGTTAATGGTGTGCTACTTTCGAACATTTCATTCATCCAACTAACAACATCACCTGCAGCATCAACAAAAGGTCTTAAACCCTCTAATATAACACCACCAATATTTTCTTGTAAATCTCCAAATGAATTAGATAATTGAGTTAAACCACCATCTGCTTCTGCAGCAGCTTTTGCTTGCCCACCATATTGTCTCTCTAGTTCACTTAAAATAACCCCTTGTGCCTCAGCTAATCTATTAGTTTCTGCTAAATTTTTAATAACTGCTTTTTGCTCCTTTGAAAATTGAATACCAGAACGTGATAATGCACTTAAGTTAGCTACGGGGTCATTCAACGCTTTACCTAGTTGTAAAGATGCTGATTTTAAATCACCATCCAATACAGTAGCTAAATCTAATGCAACCCTTTGTGTTCGGTCAAATTCTTCATTGGCAATATTCGTAAATGTTAATAATTGAGCTGTTACATTATTTAATATATCTTCATCACCAAATAATGTTTCCTTTTGAAGAGCACTAGCTTTAGCAGTTAATTCATCAAATGATTTTCCAGCAGCTTTATTTGTTGAAATAATAGCTTGTTTTACTTTAGCTTCCGCTTTAGCTTGAATTTGATAGGCCTTTACACTTGCCGCAGCAAATTTAACAACTCTATTAACCGCATATGCGGCACCTATAGCAATACCAAGTTTTTTAAAACCCCCAATACCATTATTAGCAGTTTTGTTTATATTGGATAATTTCTTATCCATAGTATTTAACTTTTTATTATTAGCTTCAACATTTGCTAATAACAATTCAATTGTTACTTTTTCTTTTGCCATGTATACTTTCTTTCTTTATATACTATATTTTTTTAATAAATATTATTTATTGGGGGTTTTATTCTTCACTCTCATTTTCTCCATCTTCTACAATCGGGGGTTTGAAATAACTTTCTATATCTGCATTAAGGAGTGGTCTTATTTGTGCCCCCAATGTTGAATTCCATTCTTCCCATTTTTCACCACTCTCTTTAATAGTATGAAGTTTAGAACTTACAACCACACCATCTATTAACAACTCTTCTTCGAATGTTATTAAATAAAATTCATACTTATCGTTTATTTCTAAACTAACTAAACTTGCTCTTCTTTCAATGTTTCCACCTACTTCTAAATTAATATTTTTTTCCATAATTTTTTATAATTTTTATTTTAAAATAAATCATTCCAAGATGCACCATCATAACATCTTAATTTTGTTGTTGTTGTATCAAAATATATTTGACCACTTACAGGGGAACTTGGAGCACTACTTTTATTTGGTGATACTAATATATCATTAATAGTCATATCATTTGTTGTAATACCACTATTCACCAATACATTACCATCTACGTGTAGTTTTTCAGTTGGAGATGCTGTTCCAATGCCAATATAATTAGTTGATGCATCAATAGCCAATGAATATTCAGCAATAGAATAATTATAAATTGTGAAAAAATCAACACCACCACTATTATTTATCAATCCCCATTTATTTACACCACCTCTAGCAAATCTTTGAGCAACAGTAGATGCTGCATTTAATAATAAACCACTTGAAATACTTGAATTAATTGTTAATTGATGATTTGGAGTTGATGTACCTACGCCAACTAATCCACTATGTGTAATAAACATTCTATCTTGAGGTCCTGAACCATCTGTTGTAGTTTTAAAAGCTAAATTTGTATCGCCAGCTCCACCAGGTCTACCTTCTATTTCAACCCTTGAATATGATGTTGCTGTACCACTATTATAAGGTCTTAATATAATTTTACTCAATCCAGTCTGTGCTGCAACTACTCCAGAAGATATTTCTAAACTAGTTTCTGTACCTGTATTTAATATATGTAAATCAGATGTTGGTGAAGATTGACCTATACCTACATTACCACCAATATAAAAATCTGAACCATCCCAAGTTAAACCACTTGAACCTGTCAATGTATTTCCAGTAGAACCATATCCAATATAAGTATTTGTTAATGTTGTTGAAGTGAGTACATCACTAATTTGTAATGAACTATCAATTAATCGTCCATTAGTTGTTGCAACAGGTATATAATTCTCAATTAAGTTCTCACCATCATTTAAAATAATACCCTTTCTATAATTTACTGAACCATATTGTAATTCAATGTGTCTTAAACCCATTTTTGAAGAATGTCCCCAATTATCAGAAAATTTAAATGCATAATATCTATAAGTATTTAAATTTGTTACTGATATGTATTTTGGGTCAGCTACATCAGACGATACGTGAATATCAAACTCATTTACTGAGGCTGTTAATTCAGTCCAATTTGTATCTGCCGTATATGTTAAAGCAGAAAATGCAGAAGCGTCATTGCTACCCCATATTGTAAAATGCCTACACCCAGCAATTGTTCCCCCACCAGTAGCGTGGTAATTTTCATAATAAATTCTATTCATTGGTTGTGCTGAACCTAAATCTATATGAAATCTTTGATTTATTTGTGAATTAGATAACCAAGTAGTATTTGTAGTAGAACCCGTTAGTGGTAATGCTGGATTAGTAGCATAATATGTATAAAATGTTGTATATTCTGTTGTTGCTTTAATATAATCACTAGTATAAGCTACTGGATAACTAGGTATATATGTTACACCACTTGCTGGGGTTGAAATAGATGCATAATAATCATCATTTTCAAATTCAACACAACCAAAACAACTATCAAATAATAAATCTCCAGATTGAAAAGTTAAAGGGGCTAATGTAGTTGAATTTTGAGCCAAAGTTAGATTGCCAGTCATTGTATCACCAGTAATATTAACATAAGCACCACTAGTATATCCACTGATATTATTTTCTGTAATAATTTCAAATATACCAATATCCCCTCGGCTCCATATGCGTTGCTCTGCTGTGTTAATTACCAATTGACCTTTATATGCAGATGCACCCGTCCAAGAGTTATCTGAGCGATATTCAGAAGGGGGAACAACAGGTAGTTGCCCCTCACTTCTTAATATTCTAGTTTTATTTTCGTTTATATCTTTTTGTCTTGACATTTTTTAATTTTTAATATTATATTAAACTATCAATATTTAAAAATGCATTATCAATATTACCAGTTAAATTAGTGTGTGTAACTTCTAACTCAATATAATCACCAGCATTTAAATCTATTGGAATAGTTGGTAATGTTAATGTATCATCTTCACCACCATAATTACCTGATATTCTATTAGATAATGAAACAACATCTGTACCATTAATAATTATTCTACCAAAGATATTCCAAGTGCCACCACCTGTACTATCTACATCAACAGCATAATTTGCGTTTATTCTTGTTGGTATTTTACATACTAACATAGTTGTACCTGACCATTCAAATATTTCATCATTATCTTCGATAGGGGCTGAAGTAAATGGAATAGGTGTATAAGAAGTAAAATTAGAAGCATCCCAAGCACCTACTCGTTGAGCAACACTTGCAATTTTTAAACTTGATATTTTGCCCCAATATCCATAAGTACTTGCACCTACGTGAAGAAATTCTTCTGGATAAAATAACTTTTGTTTAGTATAACCTAATGGGAATGTATGTCCACTTGGTGTTATAATATCACAATATCCACCAGTTGATAATTTATAAACATAATATGTAAACATTTTACCATTATTAGGTATTGTTGATTGTAAAGGTAAGTTAATTGTACAAGCAGTAGACATTACCATTAAAACTTCATCTTCAACAGCATCTAACGTATATGTTGAAGCTGTCACCATTGTAACTCTTTTTTGTGATGTGAAATGAGTTTCACCATTACATACAATATCTGTTGCAGTTAATTGATTTGAAATAGTTGTATCACCAGATGCATTTTCTAATACAACAGTACCATCTTCTGCTGGAAAAGTCCAATCATATGTTGTACCAGCGGTTAATGTAAAATTAATATTACCAAAAGCAGCAGCATCTGGAGAAGCTATTGCTATTTTACCATTACTAGTCCAACTCATTGATTTCTCACTAGGTCCTGTCCCATTTCTCAAAATTACATCATTACTCAAAGATTTTAATATTAAATTACCACCACCATTTGGTGTAATATTATCAATACCTAATGTGTTAGTTGATTGATTATATGTGAAAGCACTTTCAGCTCCAAATGAACCACTATCATTATATTGTATTTCTGTATCTGAACCTGATGGGGAAGTTGTGCCCCCTGTTAAGTTCGTTACATTAACTCTCAATGCATTATTTGTTTCATCGTGTACAGCTTGAAAGCATTCGTATGTATTATTTACATTTTGAAGTGCTAAAGTATCTCCAGTTAGAACTGATTTTAAAATTTCGTATGTGTTATTTTCACTCATAATTTATTTATTTTTATTTTTATTTTATTGTTACTTCTAATCCTTTTAAATCATAATCATCACTACTTCCAATACACTCATTATAAACTTGAACATAATCTCCTGTTTCTAATGTTAAATGATTTTGTAATGTTATGTTTTTTCTATCACTTGTTGTTGTTAATCTAACTTCACCTACTGGTTGATTTAAATCTAAACCATTTTTATATACAATAAATCTAAAAGTTCTATCTACTGCACCTGTACCATTTGTGTGAATTGTTGCTGTAATAAACCCACTAAAATCTTCTATACCTATATAAGTTAGTTTGTTTAAAATACCATCGTGTGTAAAATTTTCATTTAATCCATTTCCCAATGTTGTACCAGTTATTAATTCGGGGGTATCAGCCACCAAATCTTGATTGGTTATTGCACTTAAATACATCCATCCCTGTGATTTTGAATTAGGTATGTTACGATTATTTGATGCAAGTATTTGATTATTAGTTTGGTCAAGTCCTGTTGGAGAAAATGGAGTTCCCCCATAAGCTGTTACAACATTAATTGAAGATATATCAACATAACCAGTATATCCAGAATGGATATTAATAATACTATCTCCAGCAATTGGAATAAATTGTGACATATGAAATCCAGTACTAAAATTGGCACCAAAAATATTAAAATGACTTCCTCCGATAGGAGCAACTGTTGAACTAACTGTAAATGCAATTATATTAACTACATTATTAGTCATTGTTAATCCAGTTGTAAAAGTATTGAAGTTAACACTTCTAGTTTGGAAAATATTTTGTGCGTTAATTTCCCCCAAACTTCCAAAACCATTAATACTAGTTGAAAAAATTGAAAGGAGTTGAGCGCCTGTTCCGTTTAAATCTATAAAAGCATTTCCACTATCTCCATACGTACTAACTTTATCAACTATTAAAGTATTCCAATAATTTGTGGTATTAGCTCTAATAAATGCTCCAGAACCTGAATATGTTAAAGATAATAAATTACCATCTATTAAATTCTCATTTAAATTAGCTGAGGCTGTAGCTGTGGGGGCTATAGGATAACCTAATGTCATAGAATTACCAAATGAATATAACCCCTCAAGCCTATAAGCTAACCCAAGACCGTCTCCTAAATCTATAGGGGTTGGTAAATCACTTGGTGAATTAATTACAATCATACTTTCAAGCGATGGTTCTAAGTTTGAAACATTAACTCTAAGAGCTGCGTTTGTTTCATCGTGAACTGCTTGGAAGCATTCATATGTATTGTTTACATTTTGAAGATTAAAAGTATCCCCCGTAAGGACATTCTTTAAAACTTCATATGTATTATTAATTTCACTCATAATTTTTTTATTTTTTATTTTTATGTTATTATATATTCAACTGTTAACCAACCTCTGTGTCCAGTTGAAGAATTCCAATCAGAACCAATGAAATCCCCTTGAGAACTTCGTGTTAATAAAACACCTGCAGATGATATATATATATCACCATTTGGATAATCATCTGCACTATCATAACTTCCACATAATAAACGCTTTGATGTTCCTGTATCATTTTGTACTACTGCTACTGCACTAATAATTTGTGAGAATGTTAATCCGTGAGTAATTGATTTAGATGGTGAACCATCCATATCCCAACTCGTAATTTCAAATATTTTTTTACCTATCTTAGAAGCTGCCCCACTAACTGTTACATCATCTGTAGCAGCACTTAATGTTGATATATTATTTGCATTATTTGAAATATTTCCAGCATTTGCTGTTGTTACTGCACTTACTGCATCAATATAAGTTGTATTTGCTATTGTATCAGCACTAATACTTTGTATATCAGACCCAAAGTTTAAAACTATTGTTCCAATATCAGCAGCATTGTCTGCTATGTTTCCAGCATTTGTTGTTGTTACTGCACTTACAGCATCAATATAAGTTAAGTTATCTGCAATATCATCAACATTACCTTGAATTGCTCCAATTAACACTTGGTTCATTGTGTATATACTACCCTCTGTACATAATGCATTATTATCATTAGATGCGGGGAAGCCAGTTGTTATACCTGTTATAATAGCTCCTGTGCCACCAAAATCAAAAGCGGGGAATGATACTGTATCATCTGCTTGAGATGTGATGTTTTGACCACCTATAATAGCTGAATTATCGTGTAAACAAGAATTGTTTGAACCACCTAGAGCGGCTGAGTTTTCACCACCCGCAGTTACACTTTCTCCAAATGCAAAAGAAGTATTTCCTGATGCAACACTTGCATCTCCACCCGCTATGGAATAATTTCCAGATGCTAAAGTTCCACCACCAAAAGAAGCTGCATAACTTCCAGTTGCATTAGTTAAAGAACCTTGAGCAAAAGAAAAAGTACTTGTAGCTTGAGTTCTTCCACCTATCGCAAATGAGCCATAACCACTAGCTGTTGTTTGATAACCACTCGCATAAGAATAAGTTCCACTTGCTTCACTATCAGAACCTTGAACCATAGAATAAGTACCTATTGAACCAACTCTTGTTCCAATATCCATTGAAGTACCAGATATTCCAGCCCCCATCATAAGCCCCATAGAGCCTGTAACGGGTTCTATGGTTCCAGGGGTAACAACATTCCATAAAGTACCAGCACTTACAAAAATTGTATCAAAATATGACCTTATTGCATAACTTGAAGCTAAGTCGCTTGTGCCATATGTTAATGTTCCTGCTGTTAATATATTATCGAAATATGGAGCATCCGTTGTGCTTCCAGTTGTTATTGTTATTCTTTTAGCTCTAATTCCATCTTCTCCATAATTAGTAGCCCAAGTCCAAGTGCCACCACTTCTATATTGAACCTCTAAATTACCTTCGGGGTTTATTGATGTTCTATAACTTCCATCAGTTGTTTCATCACCAAAATATACATATGATGTTAAATCATTAAATGTATTTCCCGTTACAGTTAAGTCAGCTTGAATATTAAAATCAGACCCCGTTGTTCCAGAGTTGAATATGATACTTTCAAATGTCTTCTCACCTGTCACAGTTTGTACTGTATCAGTCGTAACGAAGTTTGATGTTGTACCTGTTCCAAAAATTAATGTGTCAACATACCCCTTTATACTAGCTGTACTAGCCAATGTAGTATTATTAACACTTGTCATTGCTGAACTCGTATCTATATCATCTATTGTTATTGTCGTGGTTAATCCAGTAAAAATAAAACCATTATTAACCTTGAAACCATCATTAAATGTAGCTTCTTCTGCCCAAAGCTTCTCCCCTTCAATAGTTTCATTATCTACTTTCGAAACAAATAAACTTGAGGGGTTAAACAATTCAAAACCAGTCCCATTAGCTTTAATCATATGGTTAGGTGTATATGCGGTTATTGCTGAACAATCAGTTAATCCTGTTAATTGTTGACTTAAATTACTTAAAGTAAAACCTGTACCACTACCATTAACAACAATTGATTGTCCTGTATTTGCTGATGTAATTACACCATAATCCCAATCATTAAGAGTTTGTATTGTATCATAAATGACTATATCAGTCCAAGCTAATGTTGCACCAGAACCTATTAAATATCTCCCATCTTGAATTGTTGAGGGGGTATCACCTAAATCAATAAAATCAGTAGTTTCGCCTGAGTAACCTAATCGAACAATATCATCACCAAGTCTAATCCATACTTTTTGGTCGGTTATGTTAGTACACATTTCATTGTCGTAAATATCAGTGTTAATCCACCCCCCAGCTGTATGATTATATTGTGAAGTTACACCAGAGCCTGGAACGGTTGGCACTTCACCTGCTCCAGTTAAGGTCTTAACTAAAGTTCTTATATTCGTTTGTTTTAAATCGCTCATATTGTTCTATATTATTTTTAATAAAATTATTCAGGTTTATTTACAGTATCACTATCAATATAATCTGGTAAATAAATTTGATTTTCACCTGGGTTATTTATACATGCATTACTGAATAATGTTTGGACGCAATCTATACCAGGATTGTTAACTTGACTAGCTGCTGTTATATTTCCATTTTTTATTTTTACACCAGAAATAAATGTTGAACCGCTGTCAGCAGAAGAAATTGTTTTACTTTTTTCATTTATTACAACTACATCATTTGATAATCCTTCAATTTTTACTCCTTCACCCCCAATAATAACTGATTTATTGGTTGCAGATGAACCTTTTCCCCCTAATACTATACCACCATCTTTACTTGTACTGTTATTACCAACTACAAGCGAGGGGGTTGTATTCCCACTACTATTAATTACTGTATTTTTATCACCTATAAGAACACCATGTGAACCTTCTTTAGCAATATTGTCTCTACCAATCATAACACCTATAAATGGGTCAGTTGGTATTGAAATTCCAATTGAACTATCTATTGAAGTACTGCCAGTAACAAAATCAACAGCAATATCAGTTTTCTTTAATAACTCAACCTCTGTTAAATATTCTCCCCCAGGGATATAATCTCTAATCTTATTTATAATATAATAAGTATCGCCAACTTGAATAGTATCTGACATTGTTGTTTGAGCAATAATATTATCAGTTAACCTTAACTTCATTCTTACTAAACGAGCATCCTTATCACTAATTTCATCAAAATATCCTTTCCAAAATTGATTATATAAATTATTATTAGTACTTGTATATGAGGGGGTTAAAGGAAACATTCCTTGCCACACCTGATTTCCATAATCATAAAAAGCAGTTTCAAAATTTAAATCACTAGCTTGAGTTTGGTCAAAAACTTTAGCTTGATGGCCAGCAAATGGGTAATAATAATCACTACCAATTTTATAATCTTCTGTTTCACCTTCAAGTCTAAATTTAAATGTTGGATTATCATTATTATAAAACTTTGTTGGATAAAAGAATAACATTCTATTTCCAATCTCAGTATTTTTTACATTATTTTCTTTTCCATTATTATCATTTCCATCATAATTTGTTGGATTTATTTCTGTATAAATTGCAGTTGTATGACCATCATTAGCTTTTGTTCTCCAACTTTTTCTCATTACAGATGGTTTGATTGATAATTCTATTTTTTGTTCCCCCTTAATAAAATCATTCTCAAATATTCTTCGCTTACCACCATAACCTACGTCATTAACATCTTTCTTGTCATTATAATAACCATTCCAATAATCATCAGCATCAGCATATTTTAATTTAACTTCTTTCTTTTGTAATTCTTGGGGGTGTTTTGAAATTATGTCACTATCATAATCAACTAAATCTGACCAATTTTGTGTGGTACCATAATTACTATAAAAATTCTTTCTACTTTCAATTAATAATTTTCTTGGATTTTCTTTATCAACATCAATGTATAAATTAAACATTAATAATGCATCATTAACAAAATCTCTTATAGTATAGTCTTCTGGAATAAAATTATTACCTAAAACTTCAGCATTTCGACCCCATCCTAACTCTTCAACTTCTATCCACGAATATTGTGCTTGAATTTCACTTGCATCTCTACCTCCTTCTTGAATAAGTTTCCAACCTATCATATCTCCTTCTTCACAATTAAATATATGTTCATAATTTTCAAAACCGTGTGAACCAACATGTAAACTTGGTTCTGTCATAATAAAAAAATCTTTAACTTCTTCTTCAACAGAATGTTTTATAAACCCATCATGAGAAACTGAAGCATACGCTTCGGAAAGTAGAGGTTCTATATTTGTTTTTCTAAGTCTAAAAGCTACTAACCTTAGTGTTGAATAATAACCAGAAATTGGTGTACCATGTAGCTTTATAATTTTATGCCTACATTTTATTTTATGTTCTCCAGCTTTTCTTACAGTATAAGTACCAGGTATAACATTAGTTAATGAGTTAGGACCTTCAACTATCCACTCTATTGGGTCTTCATAAACATCAATTGAAGGTTCTAAACTATTATTAAACCTATTAAAATAATCTGTAACTTTTGTAAAATCTTTTGCTTGAATACCACTTTCAGCAAAACTAACACATCCATCAGCATAAGTCCCGCCAATAGATGGGTGTCCACCACCACTACCAAACCACCAATATTTATAATCATCTCGCAATGAATTACTTCCAGCTAAAGGGACATATTCTTTTGTATATATTCTTCCAGTTGTATTTTGATATTTAGCCACACTTCTCCAATCATATAATCTTTCTTCCTTACCAGTAAATGGAAGAATAATTGCGTGATATGTACTAGATGTAAACATCCCTGTATACTCATATCCAAACGAAGTCATTATATTATCCCAAACAGCTTTAAATGTCATTGCAGGATATAAATCTGATACTGTTAACCCAATGTTAGACATAGGTCTCTCTAAGAGTGTTCCTGGTTTATATATATCATCTTCATCTGTTATTGTTCCTATTTCACCAACGAAACCACCCCAACCTTCACCGTAATCAATATATGGATAACAAAAACCTCTACTACTATATAAGTTAGTAACTGTTTCTAAATCAGCTGTATGATTATATTCTGACCAATCTAAATCTGATAATTTCTTATCCCCAAAATCAATAAATAAACTTGGTACATCACCATAAAATACTATATCATATAATATTTCATCATTTTTCTTAATAATTTCATTTAATTTAATAAACCCATTAGCCAACTCAGAAGAGTTAGATAAAATTGAAGCCCTTGTTTTAGAATTTACATTAAACTTATTTTCCGAATTAATTTCAAAAATATAATTAAAAATTTTATTATTATTATGGTCACCAGGTACCGTAAATGTTTTTGAATATGTTCCACTTCTTTTTGCGGGGTTTTTAATATCGGCAACATTATAATTTAATGCTATATTAATATTTTCATTTAAACTAACTTCTTCGGGGGAAATTTGTTCAATTGTTAATTCGGTGATACCAAATACATCATCAACATCTCCATTTCTTAATTTAAATAAATCACTATCACCACTATCTAATATCCACTCATACTCAACACCATCAGTAATAGTCTCTGTAATTGAATTATCCCCCACAGATACTTTTAATGAACCTGTACAATTACTATATCTTCGAATTGCTTTTAATTTAACTCTATATTTTGTATTTCTTTTTAATAAGTTTTTAGATACAGTCGAATAAGCCCACCCCATCCAAAAAACAGAAGATAATCCCTCATAGTTTTCTTCAGAAATTACATTTGAACTTGAAAAACCATTCCAATCTAAATAATTTGTCCAATCTATTTTGTAAATTGGATATATGTAAAGTTGTGTATTCATATTAGTTTATAAGTTTTTTATTTGATAATTTGAATTGAATGTCATAATTCCTTTCTTCATTTTGTGTGCTTACTATCTTTCTTTTTTTAATTGTTGAAATTACTGGGTAAATATTACCATTTATCTCAGCAAATACATTCTGTGAGCTCCAAAGGGGCTCTATGTCCCTTATTTGTTCATCACTTAAGAAATCTATACCACCAACATAATATTCATCAACTGAGGTGTGATAAACACTTTCTCCCCCATCTGTATCACTATGCCCTATATATTTATTATTACCATATTTAATACCAGGTAGGCCGCCCTGAGTATCTCTCTCTTTTCTAAATGTTGAATGGTTTACATTAATATTTTTTGAGCTTACTAAATTAAAGTTAATATCATCAAATCCTCCTAAATCATTTTCAAAATAGATACGTAGGGGGGAATAGTTACAATAATCTGTGATTTCATATCTAACTGGCTCGCTTGTTACCCCATCTCCACCTATTGGCCATGTAAATGTTGTTACATCATAATATTCAACATCAGATGTTATTATATCTGAACTAATGTAACCACTATCAATTAGTGACCCACTTAACCAATACTTATAACTATATTTTAAACCATTTAAATTAGCCGCTCCACTTGGGATTTCTAGTAAATAATTACTTAAATCAGCTAACGTATTACCAGCTGGTTGTGAACTTGTTGATGTGTAATAAGGATTTGGAGTATTGAAATAATAATCATAAATTACATTATCATTTCTCTTTTTTACCCTAATTTTTAAAGTGTAAAAATATGACCTATAAACAGAACTACCAGCTTTAATTACACCAGATAAACATCTTAATGTTGAATAATCTGTTAATTGTATTTGTCTATTAGCAGTATGGTTATTAAAGAATTTTGAGGGGAAATTGTTAGTTGCCCCCTTCATTAAATAATCTTCATAATTAAAATCTTCTCTCCAATTACGTATACAAATATGTTTATCATACTCTTGAGTATCTGGGCTTGCTATATCTTTCGAACTTTCTTCAACTTCAATATAATAATTTAATATACTTCCACCCTTTGGGGTATATGTAGTAATATCGTGTTTAAATTCTGGATAAAACTGTTGTTTTAAAATTGGATTAGGATTAAATCTTCCAACCCCCTCTTTCTTTCTAGCAATTTGCTTATTGGGGGAACCCAACATTCCATCTACCGTATAAATATTAAATTTATATTTAAAATCTGTATATAAATCATATTCATCACTTACAACTGTATACCACTCATTATATGTATTTTGGTGTGCCCATTGTCCCCCACTAGGTAAATCACCTGGATATTGATATTTTTGTAATGCCATAATTATTTTGCTTTTATTTTATTATATTTTTTTGTAAAATCTTTTATTATTTGAACTATATCTTTTGCATAAGCATTTGATAAAGGTTTTGTTAATATATGTGCGAAATCTTCAATAGTTAATATATAAGGGGTGTCCCAAACTGTTGATAAACTTCCATAATCAAGAAAACTTGTAGTTATTCTATCACTTTTAAATGAAGAATTTATACTATTACGTAATGCTCCTGTCTTAACATGAACTTCCCCCTTGAGGTCACGCTCTAAACGCTTTGACCCAAGCTGCATTGCTTTCTCTATATGTTTATATTTATTATCCATTATACTATGTTAGTCATTTTTTCAATTTCAACTGTAAGTCCGAGTGTTTGAACATATCTAGCCATTTCACCTTGCACAGTTGTGTTTCCACTTTTATAAATAACAACAGAAATAATATCGTAAAATATTTCACCAGTGTCTACCACTGTCACTCTTATTTTATCACCAATACTATATTCTACTGTTAAGTCTACCCCAGCATAATATATACTATTCCAATCATTTTGAAATCCTCTTCGAGGGGTTGAATAATCTGCTGTTGTGAATGGTGTTAATTTAGCAATTCGCTGATAAGCCTTTGCCGCAAATTGATTATAATCAATATGTAAATACCATTTGTCAGAGAAATCTTTCTCGATAATCGTATGTAGGGTTATACCTTCTGCAACTCGTACAGGATTAGCTACTTGATATCCCACATATATTTTGTCTTCAATTTCAACATTTGGTTCAAAATCAAAATCGCCTAATTTTGAATATGTTGGAAAATCTTCTCTAACACTGAAATCTGTTGAGTAAATATAAATATCATCAACTGATGCAATATAATATTTAAATTCTGTTGGTGTTACAGGTGTTTCAATAGATGAAGCAAATGCTGTGTGACATAATGCCCCATTGTATACTTGAAATTCTATTGTAGTAGACCATCCCGCCATTTTCTGTGCATAATTACCTATTGTGGGGGTTGGTGTAGTTTCCCTTACAATTGTAAAACCATATGAATTTTTAAAACTTCTTGAACTTAATCTTTTTACTATATCAGAAACTATTTGAGCTGTGTCTGACATTACATCAAGCACATTTTCATCCCCATTATCAAGTAAGTCTAAAATAACCATATTAAACCTGTATGTCGTTAATGTTGTTCTAACATCACTTTCTTCGGGGGTTAACCACATAAGAGCTCCATCAACATCTAATTCATTTATGTTTGATTGTTCACCAAAGCCAAATTTATTAATTTGTAAATGATTAGGATAGTGTCCCCTATCTTGTATGCTTATATCCTTAAGGGCATCAACTATTTTTTTTAATGTTGTAACTTTCATAATTATATTTATTTTAAACCTGCTTTATGTCTACCTGCTTGTTGTAATTTTTGTAAATTTTGTTGTTTAGTTTGTTCTATTTTTTGATTATTTTCAAAATCTTTCAAATACATAAGGTAAATTATAACTTCTTCAATTCTAACTTTTTCAACTTCTCTAACAGTTCCATATGTTCCTTTTTCAGCGAGTTGCCAGATTGTGTTGTGCCACCCCCATTTTTTTGAGAAATCTGTAACTTCTCCACTTCCTGAGTTAAAGAAACTTGAGTATTTTTTAACAATTCTTTCTCTATGGTCAAAAAAAAACCCATAACAGCATAAACTTGGGGGGCAGTGATAGCTTTAAGTAGCTCGCTTGAATAAACCAAGGCCTTATCTGCATTATATTCCTCAAGTAAATATTTATCCCCAACCTTCTCTTTAATTGGTCTAATAAATACTGGTAATACAGTACTTAAATTTTGTATACCTTTTGTAAAACTTTCAATACCTACTGTTTCTAACCATTCCCCCACAGTTACAACATCTTCATTAAATATAGCATATTCAACCCCTTCTATTTGTAGGGTAAAATTAGTACTAGCACCCTCTGGGTTTTTATCAAACAAGAAAGATATTTTTGGATATATTTTATTAATAATATCACCATCAATATGTTTAACAAATTCTTGGGGGATATCAGCAACAATAGCTATATAATCCCTTACTATATCAACATTTTCTCTTTTATCAGTTTGAATGTTTAGAAGTTTTTCTAGCATTTCTCCATCAACATCTTCCCACATTGTTGGAAGCTCTATATCTTTAAGTTCTACTTTCATATTTATCTATATTATTTTTTAAAATACTATTCATCCATTAAATATTCAACATCTTCGATTGAAATGTTACCATCTTCTATTTCATTTGTATCTTTATTTGATAGGTAATACAATGAGTTTGAAAGACTAACACGAGCAAGATTAGCTAAGCAAAGAGCGATAATAGTATCATCTTTCTTTGTCCCCTTATTTTTGCCAGAATATTTAATTGTATGAGTTTTAATATTATATTCATATCCAAATTGTTTTAATTCTTGAATAAGTATATCAATATTATCTATTAATTTTTTTGTTGGTAATTTTATTGTTTTATCTTGAAATTCGGGGATTAGTTTTTCAACATAATCTTTTTTAGATTGGTTTGTTGTTTTAATTGGGAATATTGCCCCATATTTCTCTTGTATAAGTTCATATACTGTATTTTCAACATTTGTTTCTATATAAGCCTGAGCAGAATACTTTTTGAGAAATGCTATAAGCTCTTTTGCTATGTCTGTATATTTTACCCCCTGCGTTCTATACATATCAACAACCTCATTTTTATTATTTAAGATAACACATACTGTATAATCATTTATTTGAGCAAGGTCAATCCCTGCATAGTAAGCTACACCTGGTTCAACAATTCCCCACTTAATTGGCCATATAGCACAATCATCTACATTTTCAAATACAACTCCACCCCCTTCAATAAATTCTGCTAAATATTCCTGACGAAATACTTTTTCAATCATTGTTCTCTTTGCACTTTGAACTTCTTTATGATTATAATAAGGATTTTCGTGATATTTACCATGGTAATAAGCCCAATCTTTATGGTCTGGTGATTGACCAAGCATTGCAAATTCATAAAACTTATTATGTCCAAAGGGGGTTGAAGTATAAAATGCTTTTCTTCCCGCTACAGCTAACATAGGTCTTACAACTTCAGCTACTGCATCTCCATCCATAAATGATAATTCATCAATGAATAGGTAATTAAAGTTTTTCCCCCTCTTGTTTTTTATTTTCTCTGCAGATAGGAAAACAATCGAGCTGCCATTAATTAATAATATTTCTAGGTTTGTTTTATTTGCACTTGCAATTAACCCAGTATTTTCTAAAGATTTTTTAAGTTCTGTAAATTGGTCTCTTCCTAAAGAATATGTGGGGGAAATATAACCCACCTTTGAGTTTTTCTTATTTAATGCATAATATCTCATAAGTTCTTGAAACAGAACGGTTTTACCGAACTGTCTTGAACAATTGATAACATTATGCATTACATTGTTTGCAAATATTTCTTTTTGGATACGTTTTTGCCCCTCATGGAGTTTTATCCCCTTAATCTTTATCTTCTTCTTCGTCATTATCTTCGCCAATTGTGTAGCTTATATCAATACTTCCATCTATTTCAACTCTATCAGCTTCATTATACCCAAGGGATTTAAGTAGCATCTCATTAGCTTTAAGTACAGCGGGTAAATTTCCACTAGCAAAAGCCTCATTTCTAGTTTTTATAATATCTTGAATGATTTCAGATTTAGAAATTTGATTATTGATGGGGAGGGCTTCAAAGTCAGTGATATATTGCTGAACACTGGATTTTTTAAGAAGTTTTGAACCATCACTACCAGCATACTTTCTATTATCTGTCTGATATGCAATCATATACGCCCTTGTGGCATTATAAGCATTAAGGACGTATTGCTTAGCAAATTCCCTATGTTTACGTTCAATTTTACCTATTTTTTTAACTTTTTCATCCATTATTATATGTTTTTTATGTTTACTTATATGTATTATACACCATTTTAAGGGCTTCAAATATATCATTAAATATACAATCAGAACAATCTCTTTGTGCTATTTCAAAATAATCATTATATAAAGCAAAAATTTTACCCCTGCTAGGAGCACTCATTGGGTATATTCCCCCTAATGCATCATACAATTCAACTATCTCATCTATTATTTTACCCTTTGACCTTTCTCTTGTTAATTTTTTATAGTGTTTTTTATCACTCATATCTATTTCTTCTTCAGTTTCAAGTTCAACCTCTATCTTTTCAACTTCAGGTTCTACTTCTTCTTCAGTTTCAAATTTAACCTCTACCTTTTCAACTTCGGGTTCAATTTCCTCTTCAATTTTATATTCTTCAACTTCTTTAACTACCTTGTCCAGTTTTGTTTCTTCAATAACTTCTTCTATTACCTCATTAACTTCGTTCTCTTGAACGTTCTCTGTTTCTTTAATGGTTGGTTCATTTTCTTTTTGCTTGCTCTTACAAGACACCATATGCATTTCTAAACCCCTAAGAGATTTACAAATTTTACCACAATTATCACATTTGAATTCTTTCATAATTATTTATTTATATTAATATTCTATATTTTTTCTTTGATTTTGTTTCTCACTCTTTTTACAGCCTTCCACACAGTTGTGTAGGGTATACCAGTTAAATCTTCTATTTTTCTGTAGCTATATTTATTTAAGTAGTATAATTTAAATAGGAGGACTTCTCCGCTATCTGGGGGATATTCTGTGTTAAGTATAGACATTACTTCATTATAATTTTCTTGTTGAATTGAATAGAATTGTTCATCATTTTGTTCTTGTTGGGGTTGGATGTAAGTTATTTCAAAATTATTCTGGTAATACAATTTCCCCTTTGCTATATATTTTTTATAGAAGGGGGAAGTTACACTGTTAGCTTGAGTGTGTATCACATACCCTAAGAAGTATTCTGTGTTTGCTGTAAATTGTGCCCACTCTAGGTTATAATTTAATTTATCATCCATATAATCTATTACATCGTGTAATAAATCTCCAGATAGTTCTTTTTTCGTTTTTAAAGATTTTTTGGCCATTCTAAGCAAATGGTCATATCTTAAGTTTATGTATTTTTCAAAGGTTTTATTCATTATTGTTTTTATTTAATTTATTTCTTTTTTCCATTTTCTCTAATAGGTGCAACACGTACTCAAGTTGCGCTATTTTTAATTTAATTATTTGGTCTTGTTGTTTCATTGTTGTTAAAGTGTTTATTTATTTTTTCATTATTTAGTTGTCTTCTTTTCCCTTCGTTTGATGTTTTGTAATTTTCTTTTTTCTTTTTTAGATATTTGCTAATATTATCATCAATCATTGAAGAGAAATCATTTTTTATTATTTTGAATATCAAATTTCTCTCTTTTGCGATTTTCTGGCATTCATGAAAAAAATAGTCCATATCCCACAAAAACATTTTTGTCATTTGTTCATCACCCGTCTTTCTTTCCACATATTCCTGCTCATTTAACATTGGAATGAAGATGTTTATATCTATTATAGCATAAAAACTAAACTGTGGATAAAAAATAACGTAATAATCAGCCTCAGTTGCATATACCCCTGCAGGCTTATTCCAACTTTCAACTTCAAATCCTGTACGATAGTACACATCAGCATTCATGTCACACTTCACCTCAAACTTATATTCTTCATTATATTTATCACAAATAATATCAAATCTCTTATCATCACTATATTTAATATTGCCAAATAAATTTTTCTTTAATTGATTTCCGAAATATAATTCCCATCTTTTATTATTTTCTAAATCTCTAAAGAATTTACTTTGTTTTTGATTAAATTTTTCGTACATTTGTATAGTTATTAGTTTATTAACCCCCACTCGTAATTGTTTAGTTATAGTGGGGGTATTTTTTATAAATTTTCTTCGATAAATTGTTCGTAATTTATTTCTTTGCTAATTCTAATTACTTCTTGATAATGATAATCAAGTACTCCTGGCAACTCATTATGGTCACTTAAATTATATAATAAGAAGTTTCTAAAATTATTTTTTGTCTCTCTTATCTCAGCTTGAGCCCTACCAGCATACTCATAAGCTTCATTTTCAGCAAAGAAATTTTGAAGTACTGTGAAAATTAATATTTCTTTAACATTATTTTTAATAAACTCAATCGGATTTTCAATCTCATTATAGTTTATATTTAATAAATCTGATATTCCTGATAGCTCACCGATGCAATCCATATAGTCTATTGCTGTGTGTAGAAGAGTGCGAGATTTTAATGCATCTCTAATTTCTTTTCTTTGGTTTTTATTTTCTTCCATTTGCTTTCTGATTTTATCGTTTAAGTTTTCCATAATTATATTTGTTTATTATAAATAGTAATAAAAAAAGTTAATTATACTTTTCAACGAATTTTTTTATGATTTTTTTTGCTCTATGAATTCTAATTCTCACATAACCTTCTGATTGACAGATTGTTTTAGCTATTTCTGAATAATATTTTCCTTCTAAAAAAAGTGTAAATATTTCTTTATCTACTTCATCGAGGGTTTGAATTGCTAATAAAACTAAGTCAAGCTTTTCGTTTTCTGGGGGATATATTGGTGGGACTGATACCATCTCATCACATTCTTCCCATTTAACATCATTAGCATTAATAAGTTCTCTTTCACTCTTTCGCATATAATCAATAAAACAATTCTTTGCTGTCTTATATAATAAACTACACCATACTCCTCCATAATCTTCAAAGGTTGGATTGAGTGGGGGGAATTTGAATGATATGGCTGTTTTTGCTACAGCTTCGACTGCTACTGTTTCTTTGTTATATTGATTATATTTGTTTTTAACTAAAGTAACACTGTAGTCATATAATTCTTGGCCTTCATTCGTGAAATGATTAGACTGTATTCCCTCTATATGTTTTCTAGTGATTTCCATATTCTTCCTTTTATTATAAA